CTTTCCGGCATTTTACCTTTACCGTACTAAGGCGAACAATCGGACTAAGTCGATGGGAGTGAGCATTTCGTGGCTCGACTGATGGGCGTCACCCTGACCGAGGACGCCGTGCGGCAGCGGCGAAAGACCGTCACGCGGCGGATGGGATGGCGCAACCTCGCGGTGGGCGACCGGCTCACGTTGTGCCTCAAGGTGCAGGGCCGCCGCCGCCAGGACGGCACCGTCGAGCCGCTGGTGCGTCTGGCCGAGGTGCAGGTGGTCTCCGTCCGGCGAGAGCAGCTGGCGTCTGGTCTGACCGTGGCCGAGGTGGAACGCGAGGGATTCCCGGGCTGGGACCCGGACCGGTTCGTGAGGTTCTTCTGCCAGGCCATGAGTTGCGAGCCCGACGCCGAGGTCACGCGCATCGAGTGGCGCTACCTCGATCAGGTGGAGTACCTGCGCCTGACCGAGCGGGATGTGCCGTGTCAGGTGCCGCACCCGCAGCGCAACGAGCTGGCGTGCGCCCACCCGGACGGCCACGGCGTGCACTGGGATGGCGACCGCGAGGTCTGGCTGGGCCCGACGCCGGACGAGGAGAGGCGCGGCCCGGCAACGGTCCGCATGGTTGGCCGGGACCCCGCGATTGACGCGGCGGTGTACGGCGTGGCGTATGTGTGGCGCAGACCTGACGGGCCCGAGATCGTCATTCCTCCGGATGAGGTGGTTGTGGTGCTGCGCGACCCGCCCGCCCCAAGGGGGGGCCCGCGGCTGGGTCTGGCCACGACGCGGCAGCTGCTGGAGGAGATCAAGGCCCGCGGCGTGCTGGAGACCTTCTACCGCCAGATTGGCTCCGACATGGCCAACGGGGCGGCCAACCTGATGGAGTCGCTCCCCGGGTCCATGCTCGACTACAGCAAGGCGAGCACGAGAGGAGGTGATCAAGATGGAGCACAAGCCAGCGAGCCCGGTCGTACCGGGTGACGTGGTGCGTGTCGTGGACGAGCTGTACGTGGAGCACCTGGGCCTGGTGACGGCCGTTCATGGCCAGTTCGGGGAGTACGTGCCGTGTGTAAACGCGGTGTACGTGTCCTCGGATGAGACCCGGCGTGACCCGTACGGCCAGCAGGTCGAGCGGCTTTCGTCGCTGCAGCACTACTCGCAGGGGCCGATCAACATGCCCAGGCCGGGCCGCTACTGGGAGAACATCTGAGTGAGGCCGGCCGCCAAGTACCCGCCGACGAGGTGAGGAACGCGGACCGGTGAGGAGATGATCAGGAATGGGCTACGTCAATCACCTGGCCGCAGAAGACGGCCGGGGCACCGAGTGCGGGGAGCCATGGCAGGGCTGGCAGGCACCGGCGGGGACGGCAGACCTGCCTCCAGACAACCAGCCGCGGCCCCATATCGACCCGATCCGCCAGTGCCGTGCCTGCCTGCTCGTTGGTCGCCTGCGGGCCGAGCTGGACACGATGCGCCAGCTGGTGCACCGGGATTGAGAGCCGTGACTGGTGAACGCCGCCGGCAGGGCGACGTCGAGCGGGCGGTGCGCCGCGACCTGCGGGGGCTGGGTAAGGACGCCATGAAGGGCCGAGCGACGCTGGAAATGATCGCGCTCAAGCTGGCCCGGGCGATCGACGGCCGCGGCGACGAGGGGCCGACCACGACGGCCAAGCTGCTGCAAGAGCTGCGGCTGGTGATGGGGCAGGTGATGCGCGTTGATGGTGACGACGACGAAGCGGCCGCCCTCGAACGTGCCGTGTCTGCCCCTGTTCGGGACACCGCGCAGCCCGGAGCGGGAGACGCTGGGCCCGGGCGTGATCGACCTGGCGCGGCGGCTGGGCCGCCCGTACATGCCCCACCAGGAGTACATGGCCAACGTGGCGCTGGAGATCGACCCGCGCACGGGCCGGCTGGCCTACGACCAGGTGCTGATCATCGGGCCGCGGCAGAACACGGGCAAGACGGAGTTCCTGCTGCCCTACCTGACGCACCGGTGCATCTCACCGTGGTTCGGGGGGATGCAGCGGGTCCTGCAGACGGCACAAACGGCTGACGATGCCCGCACGAAATGGCGCGACGTGTACCGGGAGCGTCTGCTCAAGGCCCGCACGATCAAGTCAATGTTCCGTTCCCGGTTGAGCCTGAACCAGGAGGCTTTCATCTGGCGCAACGGGTCGATGTGGTCGCCCGGGTCGACCACCGGCAAGACGGCTGGCACGGGCGACACGTTGGACATCGGCGTGATCGATGAGGCGTGGTCGCGGCCGGACTTCCGCACCGAGCTGGGCATGGCCCCGGCCATGGACACCAGGCCCAACGCGCAGCTGCTGATCGCGTCGATGATCCCCGGGCTGACCCGGGCGGTGCCGGGGACGTGGCCGTACCTGAAAGAGAAACGGCGCTTGGCCCGGGCCCGGGTCGAGGCCGGGTCGCGGCACGGGATTGCCCTGTTCGACTGGTCGGCGGTCGAGGGTGCCGACCCGGGCGACCCGCGCACGTGGTATTCGTGCATGCCGGGGCTGGGGGCCACCGTCGAGGAGCACCGGATCCGGGGGCACTTCGAAAAGCTGCCGCTCGTGGACTTCTGCGCGGAGTTCCTGGGCTGGGAACCGAGGGAGACGGTGCCGATGTGGACCACGGTTCCGCAGCGGGTCTGGGATGGGCTGGTGGACCCGGCGTCGTCGCCGGTAGGCACGGTCGCGCTGGCGGTGGAGATCAGCCGCGATCGGCAGCGGGGCTACCTGGGCACCGTGGGGAAACGCGCCGACGGGCACTGGCACCTGGAGGTTGTGGAGCCCGGGCAGAAGATCGCCCCCGGGACGGTGGGGATCGATTGGATGGAGCCGCGGGCGCTGGAGATCCTGGCCGGGCAGGACGTGTGCACCACGGTGATCGACAAGCGGCGCCCGGCGGCCAGCCTCATTGTGCCGATCGAGACTGCCGGATACGACGTGACGACGCCCAACGGGCCCGACATTCAGGCGGCGTGCGGACGCTGGTATGACCGCACCGGCGCGGCCACCGACCCCGATGCGGTCAAGCGCGATGACGGCACCCGGGTACGGCACCTGGGCCAGCAGTCCCTGGACCGGGCGGTGGCGCTGGTCAAGACGATCGACGTGGGGGCCGGAGCGTTCACGTTCGTTGACCGCGGGTCGGACGACAGCATCGGGCCCCTGTACCTGATGGTCCTGGGCATGCTGGGCGTGGAGCTCAAGTGGACCCCGCCCATGCCCGACCTGGAGATCTTCTACTGACAGGTTGGCGCGTTTACACGCGAGGCCGGGCAGGTTCGCGGGCAGGTCGGGGCCTTTGGTCGTACGGTCCCCACCTGTGGTGGGGCTAACATCCTGCTCATGGGACAGGTCCGCATGTGGCTGGCTGGGCTGTGCGCGACGCTCGGTGTCGGCGTGCTGGCCGGGCCTGGCTGGGCGCTGCTGGCCGCCGCCGCCGTGGTGTACCTGACCCCCACCCCGCAGACCCTCACCCGCCATGTCCAGGCTCTGGCCTCCCGAGGCGTGCGGGTGTGGCGGTGGGTCCTGACCGGCCGGCACCAGGTGGCCATGTCCGTGACGCCGGTCGCGATCGTGCTAGTGCCGTGGGGTGCCGGGGTGATCGCCGGGGCTGGCTGGGCCCTGCTCGTGTCCGGCGTGCTGGTGCTGGGCCTGGCGTTGCTGCTGGGCTGGGACTCCTCTGCGCGGCCTGCGCCGTGATGCCTCTCCTGGCCCCGTTCGAGTCCGACGTGTGGACGGCGCTGGAGATCACGGACCCGGCCACCCGCGACGCGGTGCTGGCCGAGCTCGCCAAGGCCATCCACCGCGACCGGCTGGGCCGGTTCTCCTCCGGCGGCGGCGGCGGCGGCGGGGCCGGGGCGGCCGATGGCGGGGCCGGTGCGGGCGGCGGTGCCGAGGCCGGCGCCGGTGGCGGGACGTTGTCCGCGGCGCAGGTGCATGAGGCGCTGCTGACCGACCTGGACGTCACCATGGCCCCCGACCAGCTCGACGGCCTCATGCACGCGATGGCCGGGGGGAAGGCGGTCAACCTGGAGCATCTGCAGGTGACCGGGGCCGGCAATGAGCACATGTTCCGGGAGCACTCCACCGAGACGCCGCGCTCGCGGATGCCGCAGCTGCCCGAGACCGCCGAGGGGCTGCAGGCGTTCACCGACGACCTGTCCGCCCGGGGTGTGGGCATGCAGCTGCATCACGGGGTCGATCCGCGCAGCCTGCATGCGACGCAGAACGAGCTGGACGGGGCCAAGGTAGGCACCCTCTACGGGTACATCCGCGGGTCGGGCTGGCGCGAGGACTCGGTCATCATCGCCGCGCGGGACGGTTCCGTGGTCGACGGGCACCACCGGTGGGCCGCCGGGTCGGCGGCCCGGGTGGCCGGGCAGGACTTCGGGATCAACGTGCTGCAGATCGACATGGGCATTGAGGATCTGCTGAGCATCGCCGAGACCCACTCCGGTGCGCACCGGTCAATGGACGCCGGCCTGGCCGGGGCGGCGGCATGAGCCAGCCAGACACCCGACCGCCGCCGCCGGACCCAGCCAAGCCCTATATCTGGATCGGCGGGCAGTGGTGGCTGGTCGCCACCGACACGTCCGACGGTGTCCCGGACTCACTGGAGTTCAGCACCGACACGGCCGACGACGCGGCCGGCAAGACGGCGTGGGAGCGCGACGTGCACCACGCCCTGGGCCTGGTCGACACGGCCACCCGCGACGCGGTACTGGAGGCCCTGGCCAAGGCGCAGGGCCGCGACCGGCTGGGCCGCTTCGCCGGCAGCGGGTCAAGCGGCGGCGGGTCGGGCGGCGGCGCAACGAACATGACGGGCGGGCCGCTGCGGTCCTCGATCCCCGGCCAGCCCGGCGGGCCGCCGCTGCCGCGGGCGTCACTGGCCCAGGCCAAGACGACCGCACAGGTGGCGGCGGTCACGTCCCGCGAGCTGCAGGGCATCATGGGCCGCCCCGTGCCGGTCGATTTCAGCGGTCTGTCCCCGGCCATCGCCCGCGAGTCTGGCGAGGGGCTGCTGATGGCGGCCAAGCGGTACCCCAAGAACGACCTACGCAACGTCCAGACGTACGGGCCGGGCGGTACCCGTTCGACCCATCCGGGTGACCCGATGTTTGAGGCTGCGGCGATCACCGATGTGCACTTCTCCGCCCAGCACGCCGACGAGATGCACTTCTCCACGATCGGCGGGGAGAAGTTCCTACGGGCCCAGTACGCCTCTTCGGCGTCGATGGGTGGCCACGCGGCGCCCCACCCGACCGGGGTTGCCGTGCACGAGATGGGCCACGTGGTGTCGATGCACAGCAGCGCCGACATCACGTCGACCAACCTGATTACTGCCCGGGCGACCGCGGCCGGCATGGGGCAGGACGACCAGCACGTCTCGGCCTACGTCGGACACCAAATCTCGATCTACGGTGGGGACAGTCCGCCCGAGGCGATGGCCGAGGCGTTCGCCGATGTGTTGGTCAACGGGAGCAGCGCACGCCCGTTGAGCAAAGACATACACACCATCATCGATGCCTACTACCAGTCTGTGAACCTGCCATGACCGTGATCCTTCGCCCAGCACAGTGCCTGTTCTGCGCCCGGCGCGCGTTCCCCGCCGCCGGAGCGCAGGGCCAGACGTGCACCGCCTTCCCCGGCGGCATCCCCGACCCGATCTGGCACAACCAGGTCGACCACCGCCAGCCCTTCACCGGCGACGGCGGCCTGCAGTTCGAGGCCACCGAGGGCATGACGTTCCCCGACTGGGTCCCCGTACAACCCCCCACGGGAGGCGACTGATGGGCTGGCTTACCAACGCCTCTAAGGACCTGGTCGACCTGCGCGACGGTCGGCAGAACTTCATGCAACTCAGCGCCAACGGCGGCGGCGGGCCCAACATGGCGGGCGAGGTCTACCAGGACGGGTCGTTCGCCAACTACGCCAGCAACGGCTACGGCCGCAACGAGCTGGCCTACGCCTGCATCCGGTACCGGGCCGAGTCGCTGCCGCAGGCCACCATCCGCGTGTACCAGTCAGACGACGCCACCGAGATTCCCGAGCATCCGCTGCGGCAGCTGTTCGCCAAACCCAACCCGGTCACCAACGAGTTCGAATTCTTCGAGCTGTCCAGCACCTACAAGGACCTGGCCGGCACCTGTTTCTGGCTGGTCGTCAAGGGCCGCAACGGATGGCCGGCCGAGCTGTGGCCGCTGCGCCCGGACCTGCTCTCAGCGCTGCCCAACCCGCGCAACCTGGCCGACTTCACCTGGATCTACCGGCCCGACCCGGAACGGCCAGACATCGCGGTGCCTATCCCGGCAGCTGGAACCGCGGCAGCGGCAGCCTCGCAGGCGTTCATCGTCCGGGTGCGCTACCCCAACCCCAACCCGCGGGATCTGGGCTGGCGCTACTTCGGCATGCCCCCGATGCGGCCGGCGGCGCGGGCGTTAACCCTGGACAACGGGGCCACCGATTTCGTGGACAAGCTGCTGCGCAACCACGCCATGCCCTCGGTCGTCATCGAGACCGAGCAGGAAATCACGCCCAACGTGCACGAGCGGCTGGCCGCCATGTGGGGCAACGCATTCGGCGGAGCCCGGCGCACCACGCCGGCGTTCCTGCAGAAGGGCATGAAGCTCCACGAGCTCGGCCTGTCCCTGACCAACCTGGAGTTCCCGGACCTGCGGGCGGTGTCTGAGACCCGCATCTGCATGGCGTTCGCGGTCGAGCCCATCCTGGTCGGCGCCAAGATCGGCCTGGAGCACAACGCCTACAAGGACTACCGCGAGGCGCGGCTGTCCTTCTGGGAAGAGACCATGTTCACCGAGGAACGTCGCTACATCGAGCCGGTCCGGATGTGGCTGGCGCCGCTGTTCTCCGGCGCCGGGCGCCGCTCGGTCAAGGTGCGGTGGGACAACTCCGAAGTCCTCGCCCTCAAAGAGGCCACCGGCGCGATGTGGGAGCGCAGCGCCAACGCCTTCCGCGCGGGCGGCATCACCCAGAACGACTTCCGCCGGCTCGTGGGCCTGCCGCCCGTACCGAACGGCGACGTGTTCTACATCCCGGCCGGGGTCACCCCCACGCCGATCGACGCCGACCCGGCGGCGGCGGTTGCCGACGCCGCAGCGGGAGCGCAGGCGGCGCAAGAGGCGGGATCCGTGGCCGCAAGCCTCGGCATGCTCGCCGCGGAGTACGGCATCGAGTTGACACGCGACGAGCTGGCGATGGTGGCCGCCCGCGCAGGCTGGGAGGCAAGATCATGAACGGTGAGTGGTTGCGGCTGGGTCTGGGCGGTGTGGTGCCGATCTCGTGGGACCTGGCCGCCAAGTCGAGCGGGACCGGCGAGCTGGAGGGCTGGGCGTCGGTCTACAACGTGGTCGACGAGCAGGACGACATCGTTGTGCCGGGCGCCTTCAAGAAGACGCTGGCCGACTGGCGCGCCTCGGGCCGCTCCATCCCGCTGTCCAAGGACCACGAGTTCGGCCTGGACTCGGTGATCGGGTCACTCAAGATGGCCGAGGAGACCCCGTACGGGCTGCGGATCGGAGCGTCGTTCGCGTCGACCGCCGACGCCCAGGATCAGCGCACCAAAGCCCGCGAGGGTCACGTGCGGGGCCTGTCCATCTTCGGGCCGATCTTCCAGAAGTCGAGCACGACCCGTTCCGGGCGTTCGATCCGGGTTCTCAACGAGGTTGGCCTGCTGCAGGTGGCGCTGACCGCCTACCCGGCAAACGTCATGTCCCTGACGACCGCGGCCAAGTCCGTGATGGCCATGCACCACACCGCGGTGGTCGATGAAACGTGGGACGCCGGCGCGGCGGTGACGGCCTCCAACACCGAGGCCGAGCACCGGCACATGTTCGCCGTGCTGCGCGAGGGCGCCGACCCGGCGCTGAAAGCCAGCTACGCCCTGCCCCACCACAAGCCGGGCGCCGACGGGCCCGCCATCGTCTCGGCGGTCCGCGACGCCCTGGCCCGGCTACCGCAGACGCAGGGCCTGACCGAGGCAGACCGGGCCGCGGCCAAGGCGCACCTGCAGGCCCACCTGGACGATTTCACCAAGGCCGCATCCCTTGACCCGCGGTGGGAGGACGACCTACGCGCGGCGCTGCGGATCTCGTCCGCGCCGGTGCGGGCGGTCGCGGTCGACTCGCTCATGAAAGCGCGCTACCCGAACGCCACGGCCACCCTGGACCGCCCGCCGGCGGGCACTCCCGCCGCGATGGGTGATGATGGAGCCAGCAGCACCACCGGTCACGAGGACGATGCAGCGATGTACGCCCTGACGTTGATCGGAGAATCCGGGCCGAGCACTTCACCCGGCGACGAGCCGAACACCTCACTCGTCGACTTGGAGGCCATCGCCGCGGCGGAGGCCACACGCGCAGCTCTGACGATTTTGGAGCAGCAGCTGCGCCAGGCGGGCTAGGAGCCTCGCATGTCCCAAGTCGCACAGAAAGCTCTCACGGACAAGGCGCTGCAGTGCATCGCGCTCGCGCGCACCATCCACGACCGCTACCCAGACCCGACGAAGATCTCCGGCGACGACGCGGTCAAGATGCAGAACCTGCTCAAAGAGGCCCAGCGGCTGCGCGGGCTGGCCGACATCGAGGGCACCCAGGACGCGATGGAGAGCTGGGGGCGCGAGCCTGACCAGATCCCCGCCGCCCTGCGGGCCGAGGCGCAGGTGGCGGCCGCCAATGGCGTGGTCGAGACCAACGGCTCGGTATACGCCGAGGCCCGAAAGGCCCGCGCGATCGAGCTGTTCGCCAAGGCGATGCGCCACGGATGGAAGGGCCAGCCGTGGGTCCAGTCGCTGGACGCGGCAGAGAAGGCCGATCTCGTCGAGGACGCCACCGGCGAGGTCATCGTGCCTCACGACATCGCCGGCCCGATCTTCAAGACGCTGCCGCACCTGGGCACGTTCCGGGCCGCCGGCCCGACTGTGCGGCCGACCACGTCCAACAAGGTCGACCTGCGCAGCCTCACCCAGGCCACCGGCGGCTGGGGCAAGCTCGAAACCGGCGGCACGCCGGCCACCGACCTGAGCGTGATTCCCAACACCCCGGCCGATGTGGTCGAGGTCCACGACCTGCTGGCCATGAGCCGCATCGGTGTCGACGAGCTCGCCGACACCGATGCCAACCTGGTCGCGATCATCCAAGGCGCGGCGGGCGAGGTGTTCGCGGCGCTGGAGGACGACGCGTTCGCGATCGGCACCGGCACCAGCCAGCCGTGGGGCCTGGGCGCCCGGGCGTCGGCCCTGATCACCCAGGCGGTGACCGCCGGCTCGGCGGCCACGCCGACCGGCGATGACCTCAAGTCGCTCAAGTACCGGGTCGGTACCCGGTTCCGCCAGGGCGGCGCCTACTTCGCCTCGGACGATGCTTCCGAGGCCGTCGCGCTCCTCAAGGACGCCAACAGTAACTACCTGTGGCAGCCCAGCGTGCGGGCCGGAGAGCCGGACACCCTGTTCGGTAAGGCGTTCTACACCCTGGAGGGCCTGCCGGCCATGACGGCATCGACCGGCATGCTCAACACTTCGGTGATCTTCGGGGACCTGGGGATGGGGTACATGGTCGCCGACCGGCAGCGCATCACGGTGCAGCGCCTGGACGAGCGTTACGCCGAGCTCGGCCTGGTGGCGTTCATCTTCAAACTGCGGGTCGGCGGGGACGTCATGCGTCCTGCTGCGTTCGCTAAGTACCTGCTCTAGTCCGGGCCGGAGGGGGCACCGGGTGTCGCCGGTGCCCCCTCACCCGAATATGCAAACCCTGAGGGAGCGAGCGATGAGGGTCAAAGTAGGCGGGCCGCTGGCGCACAGATGGAGCAGCGGCAAGATCGAATCGTGGACCGGGGCGGTGCTCCAGGTCGACGACGACGACGCCGAGCAGGTGGGGTTCTTCCGCCAGCTGGCCTCGGTGGGCAACGCGACCATGCTCGATGACCCGGGGGCGGACAAGCCCGACCCGGCGCCCGAGTCGCCCGAGCCGCCCGAGGTGCCACCCGCGGTCGAGCGGGTCGACAAGGCCGACGAGCCGGCGCCTGAGATGGCAGACAAGATCGACAGGCCCGCGGTGAAGAAAGCTCAGGCGAGGGCGGCCCACGAGTGAAAATCTTGTGGCACTCCGTCGCGCCGTGGGTGGGCACCGGCTACGGCAACCAGACCGGACTGTTCGCCCCGCGCGTGGCCAGCCTCGGTCACGACGTGGCGATCTCGGCCTACTACGGCCTGGCCGGCACAAAGATGCGGTGGCGCGGCCTGACCGTCTACCCGCACTACGCCGAGAGCTACGGCACCGACGTGGTCGTACCCCACGCCCTGGATCACTTCGGCGCCACCGCGGGCAAGCACCTGAACATGCGCGAGGCCGCCGGCCGGGGCGTCATCATCACCCTGGGGGACGTGTGGACGTTCCGGGCGCCGCTGCTGGCCGAGATGAACGTGGCCGCGTGGGTGCCCATCGACCACGAGACGGTGCCGCCGATCGTGTCTGACTGGCTCAGCCAGATCGGGGCCATACCGATCGCCATGAGCCGGTTCGGCCAGCGCAAGCTACAGGAGCTGGGCCTGCCCGCCCTGTACGTGCCGCACGGCGTGGATACCTCGATCTTCCATCCCGGTGACAAGGCCGAGGCCCGCGAGCGGGCGGGGCTGCCGGCCGATGCGTTCATCGTCGCGATGGTGGCCGCCAACATCGGCAAGGACGGCTCGCGGAAGGCGTTCGCGGAGCAGATCATCGCGTTCAAACAGCTGTACCGCCGCCACCCGGACTCGGTGCTGGCCCTGCACACGGACGTGACCAGCAAGTACGGCGTGAACGTCCTGCAGCTGCTGTCCGACCTGCCCGAGACGGCGTACGCGATCAGCGGCCAGTACGACTACCGGCTGGGCATGAGCCCCGAGCGGCTGGCCGACATCTACCGCTCGGCGGACCTGTTCACGAACACGTCCTGGGGCGAGGGGTTCGGCGTACCCATCATCGAGGCGCAGGCGTGCGGGACGCCGGTCGTGGTCACCGATACCACCGCGATGCCCGAGCTGTGCGGGGCCGGCTGGGTTGTGCAGGGCGAGCCGTTCTGGCACGACAGCCAGAAGGCGTGGGCCCGCCGCCCGCTGATCGGGTCCATTGTGGACGCGTACCTGGCCGGCTACGACAAGGCCCGCGAGATCGAGGTCCGGGCCCGGGCGTGGGAGTTCGCCCAGGACTACGACGCCGACCGGGTCCTCACCGAGTACTTCAAGCCGGCCCTGGCCCAGATCGAGCAGGCCGCCGCCCGCCGCGCCAGCGACACCGTCACCGCCCCGCCCAGCGTGGTCGAGGCCGACGGGTTGCTGTGGCTGGAGCAGAGCGGGGCCGAGTTCGGCGAGCACCTGGGGCCCTCCGAGCATGAGGCAGCGCTGGCGCCGCTGATGGAGGCGCTGCTGCCCGAGGGCGGCACGTTCCTCGACGTCGGGGCGCACGTCGGACACTGGGCGCTGCGGCTGGCCGGCCGTGCCGGTGACGTGGTCGCGGTGGAGGCCAACCCCCGTACCGCCTCGGTGCTGCGCCGCAACGTTGCCCTCAACGACCTGGGCCACAAGGTAGCGGTGGTCGAGTCCGCGGCCTGGGACGAGGACACGGTGCTGCAGCTGCACCACCCCGACGGGCAGGGCGAGATCGGCGGATCTACCCGGGTCCTCGCGCACGGCGGGTCCGGGCAGGATGTGTCCGCCCGGCCCCTGGACGAGCTGCTGCACCTCAACCGGCTCGACCTGGTCAAGCTCGACGTCGAGGGCGCCGACCTTCACGCCCTGCGCGGCATGGCGGGGCTGCTGCGTTTACACGAACCGACCCTGCTGATCGAGTGTCACGACTACTGCGGCTACTACAGCCGCGACGAGTTGCACGCCACCCTCGACGTGCTCGGCTACACCTACGAGGTGGCCCACCGGTATTGGTCGGACTGGACCGGGCAGGGCCCGACCGATACCCCGGTGCCCGCCGACTACCTGGTGGCGGTCCCGGCCGGGGCCAAGCTGCCCGCGGCTGCGGTAGCGGCGATCGCCTGCAGCATGCACCGGGCGTCCCAGCGTGAGGACGAGCTCGCCCAGGCGCTGGAGCTGGTCGCGTCGCTCGACCCGAAGGTCATCGTGGAGATCGGCTGCGACCTGGGCGGCACCCTGTTCGCGTGGCGCTGGACCGGGGCCGACGTGTACGGCATCACCCTGCCCGAGCAGGACAACACCTACCAGCAAGGCGGGCAGGACGGGCCCCTGGCCACCCACGGCGCCACCGTGCACGAGGGCGACTCGCACGACAAGAAAGCCCGGGCCTGGCTGCGTTCGGAGCTTCGGGGCCGCCCGGTCGACGTGCTCGTCCTAGACGGGGATCACAGCACCGAGGGGCTGCAGACCGACCTGGCCATGTACCGGCCGCTGGTGCGTGACGGCGGTTTGATCCTCGTGCACGACATCGCCAGCTACGGCGACCCGCGGGCCGAGGTGTGGAAGGTGTGGCCCGGCGTCGCCGGGGACATGCCCACCACCGAAATCCGGTCCCGCACCGGGCGCCCGTTCGGCTGGGGCGTCATCCACGTACAACGACCGGGCGAGTAAGGCAGGTGGGCGGTGGCTCTGTTCCGGGTGCTGGTCACCACCGGGGTGACCGTGCAACACACGTTCGTCGTGGACGGCGTTGCCACCGACGCCACCGGGACCGTCACCGTAGTTGTCAAACGCCTCGACGGGTCCGCCGTCGGGTCGGCGCTGACCGCCACCAAGGTCGCCACCGGGCGCTACTCCGCCGTCGTGCCCGCCTCCACCGTGCTCGACGCGTGGTCGCTGGACTGGACCGCCACCGTGTCCGGCTCCGCGGTGGTGGTGCGTGACTGGGTCGAGCACGTCGGCGGGTTCATGTTCGACATCACCGCCGCCCGTGAGGCCCACCGCACGCAGGCCAACCCGTGGAACGCGGGCAAGTACTCCGATGCGCTGCTGGTGAGCAAACGGATAGCGGTCGAGCAAGAGGCCGAGGCGATCGCCCACACCGCATTCGTGCCGCGCTACGCCCGGGTTGCGCTGGACGGGTCGGGCACCGACTCCATCGTCACGCCCGACATGGACCTGCGCGCGGTGCGAACGGTCAAGGTCGCCTCCCGCTACGGGTCGTCCTATGTGGCCCTGACCACCGCCGAGCTCGCCGCGGTCGCCCCGCTCGGCTCGGGTGTGCTGGCCCGCGACGACGGGTCGATCTGGCCACGCGGGCGACGCAACGTCATCGCCGAATACGAGTACGGGCAGGACGTTTGCCCCATCGAGGTCGCCGACGCGGGCATCATGCGGCTGCGCTACATGGTGTCCTCCACCCGCACCTCGGTGCCTGACCGGGCGATCAGTTACACGATCCTGGAGGGCGGCGTGTACCGCATGGCGCAGGCCGGCAAGCGTTCCACCGGCTCACCCGACATCGACGCGGCCTACCTGCGCCACGGCAACGAGACGTTCTGGCTGGCGGCGCGATGAGAGCTCGGGTGTCGACCAACGCCTACGCCGCCAAGCGGGCCCTGCGCGACCGGTTCCTGGCCATGGTCCGCAACGACCCGGGCGGGCCGCTGTCAGATCTGCTCGTCAGCTACAGCGACCCGGGCAAGTTCGCCGAGGGCCAGATGCTCTACGGCGGCGGCATCGTGTTCGACCAGTCCGGCCAGGAGCAGGACCTCGTCGATGGTGACGACACGCTGGCCCACGAGGTGGCGGTGCACGGCTGGCACATCCGCATCGAGATGGCCCCAACCCCTGACGGGGACCGCGATCCGGTCGAGGTCACCGACGAGATCGCCGAAGGTGTGGGCGACGCGGTAGCCGGCCGGCTGGCGGCCGATCCGCACCTGGCCGGCGGGCACTCGGTGAGCCGCATCATCGGCGGCCAATGCGACCACCACCTCACCGACACCGCAGCTGTGTCGGTGCTGACCCTACGCATCAGCGTCGAGTCAGACGTCTAGGAAGGGAGTCACCCGGTGACTGCCACACTGTCAGACATATTCATGGGGCTCAGCGTCCGGGCCAGCGTGGCGGAGAGCCTGGACCTGACCGCCCGCCAGGCGTCGCTGGCGTTCAGCCGTTCCCTGTCCCCGGTCCACGGCACCGGCGCCGGGCAGGTCGACAAGATGTACCAGGACACCAACACCCTGGCCGCCTCGGACACCCTGGACATCGACCTGTCCGGTGCCCTCACCGACGTGTTCGGTGTGGCGTTCAACTTCGCCCGGGTCAAAGGGGTGTTCCTGTCGGCGTTGGCCGGCAACACCAACACCGTCGTCATCGGCGCCGCGGCCGCTACCCAGTGGGTCGGCCCGTTCGGCGCCGCCACCCACACCATCGCGGTCCGCCCCGGCGGCTGGTTCGGCATCGCCTGTGACGACGCCACCGGCTGGGCGGTCGCGGCAGGCACCGCGGACCTCCTGCGCATCACCAACGGCGGATCCGGCACGCCGGTCACGTACTCCATCGTGCTGCTGGGGGCGTCGGCGTAATGGCGGCGGCGGTCAGCGTTCGTACCGCCTGGGACCGGGCGGCTATCGCCGCACTCAAGACCGACCCCGAGGTGGTGGCCTACATCGACACCGCCGCCGAGGGGTTCGCGGCCCTAGAGCGGGCGCTGGCCCCCAAGGACACAGGGGCCGGTGCGGCCAGCATCGCGGCCCGCCCGTCGCGATCCAAGGGCGCCCGCGACGTCGGCTGGGACAAGGCCCATTACTACCTGTCGATCCAGAACAGCTTCTCCACGCTGGGCACCCAGCCCAACCCCAACTACCGGTTCGCGCTCGATGCGCTGGAGCGGTATGTGCACGTCTGAATCCGGCTAAGGAGCGCGGACACAATGGGCAACCCCAATCAGATCAGCCTCGGCCCGGGGATCCTCAAGGTCGCCCCGCTGCTGTCAGCCGAGCCGACCGACCTGGCCAGCGCGTGGGCCTCGGCCTTCGTGGACCTCGGCTACACGTTCGAGGGCAGCGAGTTCTCCAACCAGCTCAACACGGCATCCGTCGAGGTCGCCGAGGAGCTGTACCCGCTGGTGATCGTGCCCACCGGCATCGTGACCCAGGTCAAGTTCGTGCTGGCCCAGATCACCGCCCGCAACCTGCAGCTGGCCTGCAACGGCGGCACCATCACCACCGGATCGGGTTACGTCCTGTTCGACCCGCCGGCGGCAGGATCGCCGGTGCGCTACATGTACGGCTGGCAGTCCAACGACGGCCAGGAACGGTGGATCTTCCGGCAGTGCCTCAACGGCGGCACCTCGACCATGGCCCGCAAGAAAGGCGCGGACAAGGCCGGCATCGGGTTCGAGCTCAACCTGGAGAAGCCGGCCAGCGTGCAGCCCTTCCGGGCCATCTTCGCCGACACCCGGGCGGCCTGATGAGCCACAAGAGCTACCGCAGCAAGCGGGAGGCGTTCACGTTCGACTTCGACGGCCAGCCCACCCCGCCGTTCACCGCCCGCGGCGGCCTGGGCGCGATGGTCCTGGAGCTGGGCGAGCTGGCCAAGCTACGCGACCTGCAGGCCGACAGCCCCGAGGGCATGGCCGCGATTGCCACCGTGTTCCAGATGCTGCTGGGCGAGAGCGAGTATGCCCGGTTCCGGGAGCACGTGGTCTCATCCGGGATCGATCAGGACGTGCTGCTGGAGCTGCTGCAGGACCTGTTTGCCGAGGTGGTGGGGCACCCTTTAGTACCGCCGCCGGACTCCTCGGCTGGGCTTTCGACTGCGCCCCTTACGTACAGGGTCATCTCGCCCTCCGATGGCACGGTCACCGAAATGGTGCTGACCCCGCAGCGGGAGGCGGAGCTGATCGCGGCGATGGAGAAGGGCATGGACCCTGGGAGCAGCTGATGGGCATGCCGGCCGAGCAGGGCCTCTCGGTCCTGTACGTGCTGGCCGACCAGTGGCTGCGTGAGCGGCAGATGGTCAAGGGGCTGGGCGCCGAGGACCCGGCTCCGCTGGACGAGATCGTGGGCCGCCAACGGGTGGTGCACGAGCAGGACGACGGCGGCACCGACCGGACCCGCCGGGTCGACCTGGCCCGGGCGTTGGGTGGGGAGGTGATCGGCTGACATGGCAGGACGCAAGATCGGCGAGGCGTTCATCAGGGTCCGGCCCGACACCGCCGGATTCCTGAAAGACGCCGATGGCGACGTGGAGCGGGCCGGGCACGGCCTGGGCAACACCTTCGGCGGCGCGTTTACACGAGCCTTCGGGATGATCTCGGTGGCGCTCGGGTCGGTGTTCGCCGTCGGCAAGGCGGTCAGCGAGGTCCAGCAGTCCATCGGCCTGGCCCGGGACCTGGCAGAGACGCAGTCCGCCGTCAACGTGGTGTTCGGCGACGGCGCCGAGGCGATCAAGGCGTTTGCGGCCAACGCAGCTACCGCCCTGGGCCAGACCCGCAACCAGGCCGAGGGCGCGGCCAACACGTTCGCCACGTTCGGCAAGTCCGCCGGGCTGTCCGGGAGCGGGCTGGTCGACTTCTCCACCAAGCTCGTGACCCTGTCGGCCGACCTGGCCAGCTTCAAGAACACCACCCCCGACGAAGCCATTCAGGCCATCGGGGCGGCCCTGCGCGGGGAGTCCGAACCGATCCGCCGATACGGCGTGCTGCTCGACGACGCGACCCTGCGGCAGCGGGCGCTGGCCATGGGCATCGTGGACACCACCAAGAACAGCCTGACCCCGCAGCAGCGGGTCCTGGCCGCGCAGGCCGAGATCTTCGCCCAGACCGCCGACGCGCAGGGCGATTTCCAGCGCACCTCGGGCGGGCTGGCCAACCAGCAGCGCATCACCTCGGCGACCATCGCCGAGACCAAAACCAAGATCGGTGAGCTGCTGCTGCCGGCCATCACCGCGGTGACGGTGTTCATCAACTCCAAGTTCCTGCCGGTGCTGGAGCAGAAGCTCATTCCGACCCTGGGCAAGGTCCGGGACTGGTTCGCCGATGAGGTAGTCCCGGTGATCCGCGACAAGGTGCTTCCCGTCGTGGCGCAGCTGGGCGAGTTCTTCGCCGAAAGGGTCGTGCCGCAGCTGCAGGACTACGTCATTCCGGCGCTGATGTGGCTGGGCCGCGTGCTGCTGGACGAGGTGCTGCCCCCGTTGCTTTCCCTCGGCGGGACGCTCGTCAACTTCGTCCGCTGGCTCACCGACACCAGCAAGCCGGCCGAGGTGCTGCGCTACGCCCTGCTGGGCATCGTGGCCGCGCTGGTCATCTACCAGACGGTCCTCACCGCGGTGAAGATCGCAACCGCGATCTGGACGGCCGCCCAGGTCCTGCTCGACATCGCGCTGAACGCAAACCCCATCGGCATCATCATTCTGGCCATCGCCGCCCTGGTCGCCGCCATCATCTGGGTTGCCACGAAAACAACCTGGTTCCAGGCGGCGTGGGAGGCGGTGTGGAGCTTCCTCAAAATGGTCGGGGCCTGGTTCGCTGGCCCATTCGTCGATTTCTTCGTCCATGCCTGGCAGTGGATCGTCGACAAGTTCGTCACTGCCAAGAACAACATCATCGACGGCTTCAACGGGGTAATCGGATTCGTCGAAAGCCTCCCCGGGCGGATCACCTCGGCCGCGTGGGGCATGTGGAACGGGCTGGTCTACTCATTCAAGTCCGCGATCAACTGGCTGATCTCGCTGTGGAACAACTTCTCCCTGACCCTGGGCGGCGGCACCGTCCTGGGCATGTCCATTCCCAGCGTCACCCTCAACACCCCCGACATCTCCTACCTCCAGCGCGGTGGCCTGGTCGACCGGACCGGCCTGGCCGTCGTGCACGAGGGCGAGGTGTACGGCGCCGCAGACCAGATCGCCGCCGCCCTGCAGACCCGGCTGGGGGCTGCACCCGGAGCCGGCTACGCCGACATGCTCGGCGAGCTGCGCCGCATCGGCGACCTGATCGCCGCGCTGCGTTTGCACGTGGACGCCGCCGGCCTGGCCCTTGCGGTGCGCAGCGGCGAGAAAGGGCTGGTCTACGGATGACGTTCTACCTGGGCCGGGCCGACGGGCTGGTGGCGCTGCCCCCACCTGACCGGGGTATCGAACCCACCGCGGCGCGACTGTCCACTGTGCACCAGGGCAGCAGCGGCGCCCGGGTGGTCGACCTGGCCCCCCGCTTGAGCCGCACCTATCGCATGTCCTGGTCGTGGCTGGGCCCCGACGACTTCGCCGTGCTGGAGCAGTTCCACCAGGGCGCCCGCGGTCCCGGACCGTTCGTGCTGCTCGACCCCGGCCGGCGCAACCACCTGGCCAGCAACCAGGCCAGCGCGACCAGCCACCGCGGCGACGCGTCAGGGTTCAGCGTCGCGCCCGGATCGGATGAGGCGTTGAGCTCCACCACCGCGCTGGTCGACCGCGGCCCGCGGGCCCTGTGCTGGTCGCTGCCGGGCACGGTCACCGCCGGCGTGCTCGACTTGGACCCGCCGGCGGGGCTGCTCGGGTTCCCCCTGCCCGCCGCCCAGCCGTGGACGCTGTCAGGCACCGTCCGGCTGGGCGGTGTGCTGTCCACCGTGACCGTCACCCCGGCCCTGTCCTGGCGGCGGGCAGACGGCTCCGAGACCACGGTCACCACCGGCGCCCCCGTTGCGGCGGTGCCCGGGACGTGGACCGCGTGGAGCGTGTCACTGGCCACCCCGCCGGCGGGGGCGGTGTACGTGCGCCCCCAGCTGCGGGTCGCGGCCGGCGTGCTCACCGCGGCCGGCACCCAGCCCAGCAGCACCGGGCAGGCCGCGCCCGCCCGCCGGGTCCGGGCGGGCACCGCCGTTCGGAGCAGGTCCACGGCGGTGCTGGTGACGCCGCCGCGCTACCTCAAACCCGGCCGGGTCATCATCGTGGCCGCGCCGACCCCGTTGGTGCAGCTGTTCGTCGACAAGCTCCAGCTCGACATGTCCGCCACGGCGCGGACCTGGGCAATGGGCACCGGCATTCCGCAGGTGAGCATGACCGCCCTGGGCGAGGAATACCGGCTGCTGCCCAGCCGCAACGCCGCCGCGACATTCATCGAGGTCGGCATATGAACCGAGGGAGAAACCATGTCTAAGGCCGGGTATTCAGCAGCGGTCGGGGCGGCGGTCGCCCTGGTCGGCGCAACCCCCAAGACCGTGCTCGCCGTCATCGCGCCTGCATCGTTCGGAATCGACCTGCTCGGCTACGAGATCGGATTCGACGGCGTGACCGCCACCGACAAAGCCGTCCTCGTCGAAATCGTCAAGTACACCGCCGACGGCACCGGCACCGCTGGAACCGTCGTGCAAAACTACGGCCGGACCATCACCGCCGGGTTCACCACCAAGTACAACTACTCGGCCGAGCCCACCGGCGGCGTGGTCCTCAGCCGCAAGTCCTTGACCCCGATCGGCGGCCTGATCATCGAGCGCTTCCCCGAGGGGCAGACCTTCGACTGCGCAGTGTCCGAGCTAATCGGGCTGCGCCTGACCGCACCCACCAACGCCGTCAACGCGAACCCCACCATGTTCTTCGAGCGCTGCTGACCGGTGAGCATCATCGTCCCGGCCCACCTGGCTGCGGCCATCGAATCGGCCGAGCGGCATCCGATCGTGCGGGTGCAGGTCGACTGGGAGGACGACGGATTCGGCCCGGAGGGCAGCATCGATGACCTGACCGGCAAACAGGGCGCCGTGAAGATCACCCGCCAGCTGACCACCGACCTCCCCGACGCGGTGCGCCTGACCGAGGGGTCAGCCGCGGCGACCGCCACAGTCGAGCTCGTCGCGGGCGACCTGTTCGACACATCGATGCACGCCGCCCGCTACTTCACCCGCGGCACGGACTCCCCGATAGGGCACCTGGAACGCATCAACCGGCCGGTACGCATCGACATCGGTTTCATGACCGAGCAGGGCCCGCTGTACGTGCGTCGCATGACCGGGCGGACCCGCAACCTTCCCAGCTCCAGCCGCAGCCGCACCGCCCAACTGTCCATCTTGGACAATCGGGCCCGGCTGCGGACGCCCGTCCAGCTCATCCCGACCGACGGCAGCCGCTCCGGTGCGAACGGAACGTGGGTCGTCTTCCAGGTACTGACGGCCAACGGGGTGCGGTGCGGGCCGGTGCCCGGGCCGGGTCTGCTCATGTGGGTCCCGTGCTACGGCTCGGTCCAACCGTGGATGCCGGCCGGGGAGTCGCCCACCTTCATATCCGTGTTCGTCGGCAACTGGGACACGCTGGCCCTGGCACTGCCGACGTTCGTCCCAGGCCCGTTCGTGCTCGCGGCCGACGCGTTCTACCGCAGCGAGACGGACCTGATGGAACCGACCATCTTCAAAGACGTCGTACTGCAGCCCGGCCAGACCTGGAGCGGCCGCGGTGAAACCCGATTCGAGGTGTGGACCTATGGCGCTGCCTCGCCCAGCCCAAGCCCGGTCTTGTTCCCCTCGGCCGGGCGGGTGTTCGTCCAGTACTCCGACATTGAGCTCAATAACGGCAAGGTCGTGCTGGGCGTACGCGATAGCGGGCTGCTCTTCTGCGACCTGTTCGACTCCGATTTCACCACCGTGATCGACTCGGTGACCTCCACCCTGACGGTGCCCGGCGATGCGGGCTGGCACGCCGTGGGTGTGCACGCCGACCTGGCCGCCGGACGGGTCACGTTCCGGGTTGACGACGATGAGCAGACGCGGACGGCCGGAACCCGATTGAAGCTGCCGGGGATCGCTGGCAACTGGGCCAGTACCCCCGACCTGGCCGACCTGGACATCACCGGGGACATCGACATCAGGGTGGACGTGGCCCCGACGACCTGGACGCCGGCCGCGACCCAGGTGTTTCTGAGCAAGTGGGGCGCTTCGGGTCACAGGTCGTTTCTGTTCCAGGTGACCAGCTTGGGACAGCTGGAGTTCGTCTGGTCTGCGTCCGGCTCCGCTGCGGCCGGGTTCGTCGACTCCAGCGTGGCCATCCCAGATGACCTGTTCCCTGTGCCGCACCGGTGCGTGGTCCGGGTCACGCTGGACGTCGACAATGGGGCCGCAGGCAACGACACGATCTTTTATACCGGGCCGACGCTTGACGGGCCCTGGCGCCAGCTGGGGACCACCGTGACCAACGCCGGCGTTACGTCGATCTTCTCCGGTGACCTACCGGTGGAGATCGGGAGCCACAGTCTCGGCACGCTCACCCCGCTGGCCGGCTACGTGTACGCGGCGCAGCTGCACCCCGGCATCAACGCCGTTCCGGTGGCCTCGCCGCACTTTGACAGCCAGACCCCGGGCACGGTGAGCTTCACCGACCCGGCCGGGCGGGTCTGGACAGTCAACGGGTCTATCGCCGCCATCGTGTCCGAGTTCGACCTGGCCGCCGTCCCCGTCGTGCCCACCATGATCAGGGCGGGCTGGTGGGTGCCCTCGTCGGACCTGTTCGTGCACTCCTGCCCGGCCGACACCACCTGGCGCAGCCAGGACGTTCTCGTCGAGGCGGTGCTGGACCGGTCTCGGCTGGACCTGGTCGCGGTGGCTGAACCGCTGCCGCTGGACCCGCAGCAGCTGATGACCGACCTGGCCATGTCCGAGCAGGCGACCGCCGTCTGGGACGAGAACGGCATCTTTCGCTACCGCACCCGCGACCGACTCGTCACCGGCGATGGCCTTATCGCACAACGGGCCCTCACCACCGCCGACGCCTCACTGCTGGACGTGAACATCGACGACGGCATCGACCAGGTCCGCAACATCGTTCAGGTCACCTACACGCCGATGAACCCGGTCAGCCAGACGATCTCGGTACTGATCGATGACACGCTGCGCACCCTGCCCCCGGGCGGCACCGCCTACGTGGTGTCCTTCACCGACCTGGTGGTGTCCCTGGAAAGCAGGGCGTTCCCGCTCTCGGTCACCGAGTGGGGCTTCTTCGGCCCGGGCGGCACCAGTAGTCCGCCGGTGGACCTAGAGGCATATCTGGCCATCACGATCTACAGCGACGGCAGCTCGGATGCCAGCGACCCGGCTGGCGTCCTCGCCGCCGGCTATATAGACAACGTCACGTGCACGGTCGCGCAGTGGAACGCCGGCGCCGCCCTCGTGGTCGTCACCAACACCGCGGCGGTCACGCTCTACATCGCCCACCTGTCCCTGCACGGGCGGTCGGTGCAGCAAGGCAACCAGCTCATGGTCGAGGTCCGCGACCAGCTGTCCATCGACACCCACGGTCCGCAGGGCCTGCAGATCACCCTGCCCAACTGGGTCCAAACCGCAGGCATCGCGCAGAGCCTGGCCCTGACCCTGCTGGGCGACCTGGCCCAGGCCCGGCCCAGCGTCACCGGGTTGCGGATCGTGGGCGACCCGCGCCGCCAACTGGGGGACCGGGTCGCCCTGGCCGACCCCGACGGCACGCAACTGCAGGGTGAATTCTGGTTGACCAGCATCGATGACGACGTGTCCGGATCCGGCGCGTATGTGCAAGCCGTCTCGGCCCGCGCCGCTAGCTCCGTGCTGCGCTGGGGTGAGGGACGTTGGGGATTGGAGACGTGGGGCTGATGACATACCAATGGGCGGCGGTCAACAAAGCACAGGTGGCGGACACAGACGCGATCAACGCACTTGGCGCGGCGGTCACCACGCACGACCAGGGGATGGCCCGCATGGGCTGTTCGCTGCGGCGGGTTGCAGCCCAGACGTTGCCGGACGCCGCGCCCACGGCGTTCACATGGGATACCGAGGATGCGGACACCCATGGCCTGTTCGCGTCCGGTACGGACATAACGATTCCGGCAGGCGGCGGCGGCGTGTGGGTCATTTCCGTCGTAGCTGTCTTCATAGCCGCAGCGCTGACCGGGATCGGCATGACGCAAATCAAAATCGACGGCGGCGAGCAGGCTAGGGCACCCTTTGCCGACAACGGATCGTCCGTTGGCTTAGTGATGCCACTCAGCGCTGGTCAGGTGATCACGGTGGCGGTGTATGCCGACACGGCGGCCGGTACCACCATGACGGGCGCAGTGTTCTGCTACCGGGTGGGGCTGTAAGCGATGGGCAGCTTGCTCGCGTACGCATTCCAGATCCAGCAGAGGACTTACTGGTGCGGGCCCGCCGCGGTGCGGGTGGCGCTATCGGCTCGCGGCGTGATCGTCTCCCAGCAGGACCTGGCCGCCGAGTTGGGCACCACCACGCTTGGCACCGACTCGTCCAGCGACGTCGCTCGGGTCCTCAACGTCACCCTCGGGCCCGGCGTGTACGACGCGACGTGGATCCCCGGGCAGGACGCCACCGTCGCGGAGCGCGAGGAGCTGCGCCAGCACGTGCACCGCTCGATCGACGCCGGATATGCGGTTGTGGCCAACGTGGTCGGTACGATCGCGCCCAACGACGGAGGGTCATACACCTACGCGGGCGGGCACTATGTGACGATCGTGGGCTACGACGACTCGGACAACGTGTTCGTTGCCGACGTCGCCGCCCGGCCCTACTGGGTCACCCTGGCCGCGATGGCCACCTGGATCGCCGAACGCGGCTACTCGTCCACCACCGCGGCCGCCCCTGTCCCCCCGCCGCCGGGCACCCCGCCCCCGTGGCCGACGTACATGCCGGCCGGGCACTACTACGGCCTGATCACGGGACCGGCCGCCAGCCACGGCGGCACTTACGAGATCGACCAGGCGCCGATTCTCGCGATCCAGCAGCGCCTGCAGGTGCTCGGCTATGCCCCGGGCGGGTCAGGCTGGGCGGATGGCTTGTTCGAGACCGCCACCGAGACCGCGGTCTCCGCATTCCAGCAGGCGCGGCTGGCCGAGACCACCACCCTGTTCGGGCAGGTGTGGGCCGACGACTGGGCCGCCCTGTTCGGCCCGGTCCCCGAACCCCCGCCGCCGCCCCCACCGCCCCCACCGCCGCCGCCGGTCCAGATCGCGGACACCTTCCTGGTCGTTGACCTGGCCTCCCCGTACCAGGACGGCGCCGACCTGGCGGCCTTGCGGGCCGCCGGCGTGCGGGCGGTCAACATCAAAACCAGCGAGGGCGTGGGCTACATCAACCCCCGGGCTGTCGCCTGGGGCGCGCAAGCTCGTGCAAACGCGCTGGACATCTGCACGTTCCACTGGATCGACAGTTCGGGCAGCGGCACCGAGCAGGCCCACAAGGCGTTCGAAGTGATGCAGGCGGTTGGGGCCGGCACCACCGAGGGCATGGCCCACTCGTGCGACTGCGAGGACGACGCCACCCTGGAGCAGGTCACCGCCTACATCGCCACCATGGCCGCGCTGCTGGGCCGCCCGGTCGTGTTCTACACCGGCGACTGGTGGCTGGACGATCCGGCGCGACGGTGGAACGTGGCGGCCCTGACGCCCTATCTGTGGGCGGCGCCCAACGAGGGCTACCTGAGCGAGTACCCCGGCGATGACTCGCCGGCGTGGCGGGCGGGCTACGGCGGCTACGTGTCCCTGGCCGCGATGCAGTTCGCGGTCGGGCCGCTGGCCGGCGCGCCGGGCAACGTTTCCAAGACCCGCATGCGCAACGCGGTGTGGGCGGTCCTGACCGCACCGACGCCGCCCCCCCCGCCGCCGCCGGCGGGTCCGCCGCCGCCGTCGCTGGCCGAGATCGCCGCCGCGGTGGCCCTGGTCGTGCGCAGCGAGCTGGACCGCACCGGCCTGCAAGGAAGGACGCCGTGAGAACCGAACACTTCCTACTGCTCACCGGGCTGATCGGGCTGGCCACCGCGATGGTCCCGCTCTACCGCGAGATCCGGCGCACCCGCACCGAGCTGCGCGGCAGCATCGCCGACGTGCACGTGATCGTCAACCGCCAGCGCAGCGACATGCAGCGCTACCAGGCCGCGCTGGTGGAGGCGCTGCGCGAGGCCGGCGTGGCCGTCCCGGCCGATGAGTCCCTGCAACCAAAGGAGCCGCCGTCATGAACCTCGCCGAATGGAGCGCGCTGGTCGGTGCCCTCATGCCCGCCCTGATCGCCGTGGTCAACCAGCCCCACTGGCCGCCTTGGGCCCGGGCGGTCATGACCGTCCTGTCCTGCATCGTCGCCGGGGGCATCACCGCCGCGGTCGAGGGCCGCTTCACCGGCGTGGGCCTGGTCGAGTCGGTGGGCGTGGTCCTCGTCGCCGCCCTGGCCGCTTACCGGTGGTGGTGGAAACCGTCGGGCATCGCCGACACGATCGAGACCAGGACGACCCCGGGCATTCGAGGAGCCACACGGTGACCGTCCGCGCCGCCCACTGGATCGTCGGAGACAGCCACCACATGCAGTACCCATGCGGAGCGCATCGTCGGGGCTTGAGCCAAGTCATCACCGGGACACGCTCACGCACCGGCGTGACCTGCGTGGGATGTCTGCGGTCCCGGATCTTCCAAGCCGCATGCGATGCAGCTGGCGGCCGGGGTGTGGATGGCGCTGCGGCTGCGTGACCTGGGCCTCCGGTTCGTTCGCTTGACGGCTGGCGCCCACGGATGGTTATCTCTTGCGGCGCGGCTGGCGCATGGTGGCACGGGAGATCCGTGAACGGCTAACCGTAGACATGAGGATGTGGACGGGTAGGCACGAAACAAAGCCAGACGCGCACCCGCATGGCACCGGTGGGAATTATCCTTTTCCGTTAGCGCGGCAGGGACGACTCTGCGACACATCGGTGCCATGCACCAACTCTGGGCCTTTCCGGAATCACAAACGTCGATGTCCAATGTGGACAAAAAAAGGGGCGCCAACGCCGGCATCACTGCCGGGGCTGGCGCCCCTTTCTCCCTACGACTTGACCCGTGGATTCATCGCATCCAACGCGCTCGTACGACGCAGCTCACGCTGCGCCTCACGGAACGCGAGGGCCTGCGGCGACTCGATCGCGTCCACCGCCTTGACCAACTCAGCAGCGCTGGCGGCCACCTCGGCTACCCGCATCGGCTGGGACTTCATCGCCCGGATCCGGGCACCGAGCTCAACCATCCCGACCGCGGCTACCGCCATGAGGCCATCCACGGTGGCTGGCCAGATGTGGGCGTTGGTGGCCGACTCGCCATGGTCCGCGACAGCGGCCACCATGTGCCAGTACGACAACCAGCCCGCAGCGCCAGCCACCGCGAGGGTGGCCGCAACACGTGTAAACGCGCCGAGCTTCTGGCCGGTGGGGATCCGGGTGAGCAGTTCCAGCGTCAACAGGAGACCCAAGGGCGGCCAGCCTGCGATGCCTTTGTTGATCAGGGTGTGGGCGTCAAGCTGGTTGACCGCGATCGAGACGGCAACCCCAACGAACACGATGGAGGCAACGAACCACCGGGTCTTGCGGTAGTCGCGCAGCTGCTTTTCAGCCTCTGTACGTTCTTGCATGGGTGGTCTCCCTCCACCAGGCACCCTCGGACGGGGTGCGGGGTGCGGACGCGCCATTGAAGGCGACGGGGGAGAATGCCTGCCCGCTTGCCACGGACCCGTAAGGCGAATCGCCTCACGCTCGACGCGGCGGGGTGTTTCAGGACGGTCTGCGGGGCGATGTGTGCAGGTCCAGGCCGAGGACCGCGCATACGACCAGGATGCCCCGCAGCTCTACCCGTCCAGTGGTCAACATGTTGACCAGCGCGGTGTGGCTGATGCCCGCCGCTGCGGCCAACTCGGCACGACTCAGACCACACCAGCGGCGGGCGGTGTCGATCTCGGTCATGAGCCCCGGCATCGGGTCGATCGGGCTCCGGGGCACGGCAGCGAACACTACACCACACGGGGCGGGGGTTCACAACCCCCGCCCCGTGTTGTTACTCGTCTGCCTTGTCAGTGACCACGAGCAGCCACCGACCGCCCAGCCACGCGTAGGGCTTGGCTGGGTCCGGCGGCGGCGTGCACGTGTAGACCGGGCCGAGCCGGGCCACGTCCCGACCAGCCAACGCCTGCAGCCGACTGACCTCTGCGGCAGCTGCGCCCTCGTCCGGGTAGCTGCCCGAGACCACATACGCGCCCTGGGCGGTGAGGACCTCTACTGTGTACCTCATGTCGGTCTCCCTCCGACTTGGTGGGCCAGGGTGGGCCCGGGCGGTGCTGGGTCCGGTTGGGGAACGGGACCCAGCACCACCCCCACCCACCAGGGCCTACGCGCGGCAGCCTCTGGAAAGGCACAGGATCGCGTCCAGCCGTTTCGGCATCAACTGCCGCGACCAGCCGGCCACGTACCGGCCGCACGCCGTCCATTCGGTCTGCCCGTCCATGAGCTTGTGCTGCAGGCAGGGCCGCCCTGCAGCGGACCGGGCGATCACATAGACGTTTTTCAAGGGCATTGTCGGTTTCTCCCTCCGACGTACCCGGACCGGGCCGGCCCGGGTTGGGTGAATGGCGGGGCCACGACAGCCCGGCCACCCGTTACCTTCCTGTAAGCGCCGTTCCCTAGCAAGCACGAGGTGCAGTGGCTTGACTACGCCGACTGGACCGTGCCCGTGAGGGGATAGGGGCTGTGCACGCCGCCGATCAGCCGGTCCGCGTACTCCGCGTGGTCCCAGGCCATCCGGCCGTTGCGCTCGCGCCCGCGGATCTCGCGGTCGCACTGCTCGCACCTCGCGGTCAGGGTGTGCGCCATGACGGGTCTCCCTCCGTCCAGCCCGGCCCCTGGTAGGGCCGGGTCCAGTGAGCGGCGGGGCCACGACAGCCCCGCCCCTCCCGCTGTCATTCGGCCGGCTGGTACTCGACGCCGCCGGAGACGTACACCCGCATGGGGCCCAGGCAGAACAGGCCATAGGCGCCGAGGTTGACGAGCTTCGCGGAGATCCGCCACTCTTCCTCGGTCGCCAGCCGGACGAGCTCGCCGGTCTCGGCGTTGACGATCCAACCGTGCTTGATTCGCAGCATTGTCGGTCTCCCTCCGACGTGCCCGCGCCTGCTGCGCGAGCTGAGCGGTCAGCGGGCCCACGACAGGCCCGCCGGCCCCGGTCTCAGTAGTCCTCCGGCCCCCACGCCTCACCGGCGTCCATCGGCGACCAGTCGGCCGGTGCGTGCACCGGGTAGCGCTCGTTGAGCTGGTCCTCCAGCTCCAGGCGCCGATCCCAGTGGAACTCACACCGCGGGAACGCCTGGCCGGTACCGCTCAACGGCATCCGGTACTCGATCATTCCCGCGCAACCCTCCGACCCATCGCCCGCATTGATGCACTCGTCGGGCTCTACCTCGTCCATGTCGGTCTCCCTCCGACGTGCCCTGGCCCTGCTGGCCGGGGCCCAGCGACCGGCCGGGCCACGACAGCCCGGCCGGTCCTTTGTAGATCACACTGCGTCGCAATCGCACAGTGTCGTGAAACGGGTTGGTCGGCGCAGCATCTTCCACGAAGGATGGCGCTTAACGACGCGCCACCCTTTGGGAACGGGCAGCCCGAGCGGCACGGTCTGCTCCAGGTGTTCGCGCTCTCGCGCAGCCCCGCAGTCGGGGCAGCGCTCATCGACCCACACGCTCATGTCGGTCTCCCTCCGACGTTGCTCGGCCCCGCTGGCCGAGCTGAGTGCCCCGCCGCCGTGTCGAACGGCGCGCTTCCCCTTCGGGGCCCTACGGTGTTGGTCGGGGGATGGGAGTGTCGTCAGCATTCCCATCCCCCCTATCCGTCTGTCAGGCAGCGCTAGCTACGTCGTGTAAACGCGGCGCCGCACGTGTCACAGTGAGCCTTGAAATCATCAGAGGCGGTGCGGACCTTGACCGGGCGCTCGCACTCGCACTCCCACAGCCGCAGGCGCGACCCCGACCCCTTCCCCCGGCTCGTACCACCCTTGGTGCCGACCCCGGCCGAGCACGGCTTGGGAAGCACGATGTGCAGCCCCGAGCCGCCCCGCATGAACGCGGGCGAGCCGTCCCCGATCTCCGCCGCGAGGGCGTGGACCCGGAAACGCAGTGCTGGGGCGAACATCGCCAGGCGGTACACCTGGCCCGCGGCCTCGGGCTTCACTGTGAACCCGAGCGAAACCGCGGCTTCCTTCCATGCGCTGCCGTGGCCGGACCCCCATCCGGCGAGCACGTGCGCGAGTTCGTGGAGCGTGGTGCCAGCGAGCTGGACAAACGACTCCTGTGCCGACGCGGCGACCTCGATCACATCGACCCGACCGACGCCGTTCTCCCACGCGTCGTAGTGGCAGACGCCTCGGTAGGAGCCGTCGCCGATCCCGTAGAGCAGTTTCGCGTGACGCAGTCGCGCGGCTTGCTCTGCCGTGATGGTTCCCTCTGCCTCGGCGTGCGCGATGACGGCGTCGCGAGCCGACTGGAGGAACCTCTCGTGCGTCGTGGTGTGAGCTGGTGCAGACATGGCCTGCTCCCTTCCCTTTGTAGGGTGGGCGGCCCCTGATGGCCGCCCTAGCGGCAGGCGGGGCCACGACAGCCCCGCCGGCCTTTCAGTCCTCGCTGCTGTGCCGCCCGCAGACCGGCGTGAGGATCCACTCGATCGCCGTTCCGTCGCAGCGCGTACCGCGGGCCCGTGTGCAGCCGCACCCGAGCTTGGTGCTCGTCACTGGTGCGATGTCTGTCACGTGGTTACGGCCGTTGCATGTGTGGAGGAGCTGCATTGTCGGTCTCCCTCCGACGTGTCCGTCCCTAGTGGACGGACTGAGCAGCCGGCGGGCCCATGACAGGCCGGCCGGCCTGACCGGTCAGCCGTTGGGCCGCATCCTCCAGATGGGCGCCTGGGCTGGCCAGTCGAAGGTGATCTCGTCGGGCACGACCGCGGCCATGCTGGCGTAGGCCAGGCCGTGGATGCGGACGACGTCGTTGTGCGCGCCGGTCCGTTCCACGTCCAGAACCTCGATGCACTTGGTGGCGTCGTAGCTCATGACGGTGTCGCCCTCGGCGACCTCCGCTGACTTGATCCACATGTCGGTCTCCCTCCGACGTGTCCGTCCCTAGTGGACGGACTGAGTGAACGGCGGGGGCTCACGCCGCCCGCCGCCCCTTTCGGATCAGATCTCCACTGACGACGTGGTCTGGCGGATCAGCCGGTACCGAGTGGTCGGGCTGGTCGCCCGCAGCGCCTGGAGGCGTTCGCGGCCCGCGTCCTCGGTGTCGTAGCCGACCCGCGGCAGCGAGAACATGCCCTCCGGCAGTTCCGCGGTGTTCGCCCAGTACTCGTAGCCAGTGACCCACGCCTGCACGACGTAGATGGTGGTCAGGTCCATGTCGGTCTCCCTCCGACGGACGGTCCCTTGTAGACCGTCAAAGCGAGCGGCGGGGGGTTCGACCCCCCCGCCGCCCTGAGTTCACGCAGCGATTACCTCGCCTGCCACCACGGTCTCAATCGCGTCGAGGAGAAGCTCTTTCGCCGAGCAGTAGGACTCGAACGCGGTCTGCGTCCGGGTCCGGTCCAGCTCGATGACGGTCGCCTCAACCTTGGCGAGCAGGATCGTGAGTGCCTCGCGGGTGCTGAGTTTGCCCATGTGGGTCTCCCTCCCACAGGACCGTCCGGAGTGGACGGTCGGAGTGGACTCTGCGGGTGCTGCCCCCGCCGCTGGTCTCACGCCCTGGTGCTCGATCGGGCTGCCTACACGTCCGGCTGGGAAAGTCCATGGGCCCCCGGGGCGCAGCTGGGATGGCTGCGGCCGCGCCGGGGGCGGGTTGTGTTCCTGAGGCTTCAAGAGGGGCCGAGGCGCCCGACTCTCACGGGCCCTGGCCTGTCTTGCGGTCTCATGAGCGCGTCTCTTAGGTCGGCAGGCTTTCACTGCAGCGCGGCCCTCGCGGGCACTCCTCCGTGGATTTGCTGTGGACCGTCGTCGGGCTTGCACCGACCGCGGCGATTCTCGCTCGGCCCCTCATGGAGCCTCAGGCGTTTTGGATCTTTGTGTTCCGCGGGCGGTCCCATCTAGGTTTCTCAGTTCCGGCGGTCCGGGGGCTTTGACTTCGGGTTCCGTTTCCTCGCGGTGGGCGACTGCTGTGCCCGCTTCCCTGGTCTTCCCCGTCCGGTTTCCCGTCTCGGAGTGGCTGGGCGCCTTTGGAGTTGTCCGGCCCTCGCGGGCCCTTCTCGTTCCCTTGCACCCCAAGTGTAACACACGCGCGTGTAAACGCAAACACACGCGCGTGTTACTCCAGGGCCGCAGTCCTGACCAGGGCATACGTCCAAGTGACGCCCGCGCGTTTCCGCAGGTCAGGGGCTGTCAAGGGAACGAACCGGACGACTTTTCAGGTTGTCCGGTTATGCGGCGTGATGTTCGCCACATCCGCCGGACATGGCGAGGGCCGGCACCCCACGGAATGGGTGCCGGCCCTCTTTGGACGCCACGGGGCTACGGTCCCGCGCGTCGGTCTTCCGTGGAGCGGATCAGTTCAACCAGGCGACGGGCGACGTCTTCGGGCAGCGGCGGGGCCGCCTTCACAGCGGCGGCGATCCTGGCCTCGACGCGGGCGACGGCCAGGTCGTTGCGGGGATGGCAAGCCGCTGGCGGGCCAGCGCGGCTCTCATGATGCGGGCGGCCCGGGCCAGCTTCTCCGGGTTGTCGATAGCACGCTCGGCGTGCCACACCGGCGGCGGCTTCGGTCGCGGCCGCGCGCGGGCCGCTCTGGGTGGGAGGCCCGGCCGCCCCTTTGCCTGCCCGGGTCACGACCCGCCACCGTCCACAGAGGACGCGGCGTGGCGGGCGCTGGCGCGGGCGCGGCGGGCCCCCAGCGCAGGGCGCAGGATCCCCGCGAGGCGGTCAAGCTGCTCGGCGGTGAGCGTCGCCTTGCTCTCGTCGAGCATGCGCAGGTGGTAGTCAGCGGTCCCGCGGACGGCGGCGGGCCTCTCGTCGGTCCGGGTCATGACCGGCCACCGTCGGGTGGAAGCAAAAGCACCGCCAGCCGGGCCCGCTGGGCCTCGGTCAGTGGCGGTGCGGCGGCGACAAGATCCCGGATGTACGCGTTGCGCAGCTCGCGCCTCATGCGCTGGCCTTCCGGTCATCGACGAATGTCCAGGTCTGGCCGCCGTCGGTGCTCACGGCGGCCGAGTCCCGACGGTTCTGCCAGAGCGGCGAGGCGGAGATCGCTGAGCGGTCTTCCCACTCCTCGGGGTCGGATGTGAGCGGCGAGAGGGTTCGGAATTGCAGCAGGGCATGCAGCTGCTCGACCGCGATCATGGCTGTGCCGCCGGAGTGGCCGCCATATGAGGCGAACGCGGCGACGGCGGCGACGATGCTGGCGGCGTAAGCGGGTGATTCTTCGGTTTGGCCGGATAGTTCTAGCTCGCGCCGGGCGTGGTCTACGAGGTTGCTCATGCGCTCCCTTTCGTTGGGATCGGTGTGGGGCCTTGCGGTCGTCCGATGTGGACGGCACTGAGCTGAGCGGATGACTATTTCAGCCGCCAGCCGCCACCACGCGTCGCCGGCGGCCCCTTCATCCACAATGGTCCGTGCCGGCCGCAGGATCGCGGCGAGGCGGATCAGCTGGTCATCCGTCAAGGGCGGCGCGGCATCGACCACCCGCTTGAGGGCTGCCTCGGTGCGCGCGGCGGCCTCGGCCTGGCGGGCCTGGGTCACATGGTTGATGTCTGCACCGACAAGCCGCCACCCGACGCCCGTACCGGAGCCGGAGGGCCCGGTGCCCCCGGTGCCGGGGTGCGTCATAGCGGCCCGCCCGGCAGGTCAGGTTCTTCGTCGAGGCCGTAGAGCCACGACCGCGTCGGGACGTCCCCCGGCACCGGGAAGCGCCGCATGACCGCCCGCCACTCTCGCTCCGACAACTCGACCCGGTGACACCACATCGTGATCAGCACGGTGGCCTGGGCCCGGTCCAGGTCGGCCCCGAACGCGATCAGCGCGCGCCACGCCTCGACCACGATCGGGTGTGCGTCCCACCCGTCGCCGAGGACCGGCATCGACGCGGCCTGGGCTTCGGCGACGCTGGCCCGCCGGATGGCCCACCCTGGATCGTCCTGGCGGCTCATGAGTGCTTCTCCCGCAGGTGGCCCTTGAGTAGCACATCCCGCACGGTGTCAACGTCTGCCTGGCTGCATCCCAGGCGGGTCGCCATGACCCGCACCATCAGCATCTGCTCGTCGGTGCTGGAGGCCGCCATGATCACGGACCGGTGGAGCTTCCGCTGCCGTTCGGTCAGGTCGCCGGGTTCCTTCACCGGGGCCCCCAATAGGCCATGATGAGGGCGATCACGAGGGCGAGAATCACGGCCATGGCCACCGCCCCGAATCCGAGCGTGAGGATCAGGGCGGCTCGCGTGCGGGTCACGACCGGCGACCGAAATGGTCGATCACGGCGTTGCGCTCGGCTCGGTTGAGCTCGGCCGTGCGGGACCACAGGTTCAGTAGCGCAATGGCCTGCCAGTGGTCTTTCAGAGGGACCGCGAACGCCTCCATCGCGGTGATGGCGGTCTGGACGAGATCCTCTGGGCATGGGTCGGTCGACTCGTGTTCTAGCTGCTGGGACGGTTGAATGGCCATGGGTCAGGACTCGCTTCCTGATCAAGGGCCCGGTCGTTCGCCGCCAGCGTCCGACCGGGCCCGTCCTTGTGGAATGCACCCCACCGTACGCGGGGCGTGGCCCACTGTCACCCCACGCGTGACTTCTATCGACACGGCGCGGGTGCACCCCTAGGATCCTGCGCATGACACACATCCCACAGCCCCCCCCGTTAGTCGACCTGTCGGGCTTCACCGTCGCCGAGCTCCTCCAGATGTCCGAGGAACAGGCCGCCCTTGACGAAGCGATCCGCCGCCACATTGCGGCCGCCGAGGAATCGGGCAACTCCGGGGAGACCGAAAGCGACGAGGACGCGGCCAAACAGGGCGTCTCCCGATTCAACTCGGCGCTCTGAGATGGCCCGGGGAAGGCGAGGCCGGGAGCGCGCCCAGCTCGGCGAGCAGATCTTGCGTGCGGTCAGCACGGTGCCCAACCACGCCATCGCCGATGAGGTCGAGCTCGACCGAATCCGCGCGACGCTGCCAGAGGGCGAGCTGCCAGAGCGACTGGGCGACGGCTGGGACGATCACCGCCGTGTCCAGGCCGGCTACCGGGCCATGGTCGCGTTCGCTGGGTCGATAGACCGGCGCTTTGCTTCCACCCTGGTCGAGCTGTGGTACTACCGCGACCGGCTCTCCGAGGAGGAGTACCGGGCGCTGCTGCGCCGGTTCCCGGTGCCCGAGGACACCGCGCCCGACTCGTGGCTGTTCCGTCTCGACGAGGAACCCGACGCGACCGCCGCCCGGTACCGCGAGCTGCCGGGCGTCTCGGTGCCCGATCCGTACGCCGGCGCACCCGGCCTGCCGTGGCAGGCCAAATGTTCCCGCGACCAGGACGTTCTCATGGCCGTCGAGGCCGAGGACGGCCTGTTCGTGGTGGCCATCCGGGGCCGAGGCTCCGTCTACCTCAACCCGATCGAGGCCCGGGCGTTGGGCCGCGCACTGGTGAAGGCGACCGGGGGCACCGGGACCTCTCTGCGCGGCGACGAAGAGGACCGCATGCGCCCAGTGGTCGAGGCCGCTGAGGCGAGCGTCGACCGGGTCCGACGCTTGTACGGGGTGCTGGAGCCTTCAATCGTGGTTGACGAAACGCTAGCGCTGGCCGCCGCGGTCGACGTCTACCGTTCGTCCGCCCCACGAGACGGTCAGGCCGCCGGCAACTCGTCAGTGGCCTCGGACGCCACCCAGGACCGGTAGTCCGTGATCGCGTTGGACACCCGGAACCGGGTCACGCCCAACGCCTGGGCAACCTCCAGGTGCGTGCGCTTGCGGGTCCCGACCATCTCGCTGGCGGCCAGGAACACGGCCTCATTGCCGGCGTGCCCGAGCACGGAGCGGGCACGCCGGTCAAGGGCGCGGATCTCGCGCGCCTGCGCCAATGGGTCCACCGTGTTGCGGATCTTCTCCAACTCGGTGATGAGTTCGTCGAGGCGGTCCAGCGCCGGTCGGCTAGTCATGGACGGGACTCACCGGCGCGTAGCACTCGCTGGACCTCGATGAGCAGCTTGGACACGGCGAAGCTGGGCCAGTCCGCGATGAGCAGCCCGACCAGGGCGAACATGGCGCCCAGGCCCAACACCCCCCCGGCCACCAGCGCGACGGCGGGCACCAGATCGAACCTCGTGTCCTTGCCTGGCCGGAGCCGGAACAGGCCGGGATTGTTCGTCAGGGCCTGGCCCATCGCGTCATCGATCTCGATCGTGAGCTGGACCGTTCGGCCGCCCTCGGCGACCGCTGCGGCCACCAGAATGCACGGCATGGCACGTTCGCCGATGTGCACCGGCACCGTCCTCCCGATCTGGCTGTCCCACGAGGACGCTGCGAAGATCGTCCCGGCTGCCGCACGTTGGGTGAAGGTGACGTTCATCCCGCCCACGGTACGGGCCGCCCCACCCGAGGGCAACACACGGCCCTGGTGTTCATGGCCGGCGTGTGTCACCCTGGGCGCCATGAACGTACCCGTAGTCACCGGCGATGGTCGGTGCGTAGCGCTGGACACCGAGGACTACCCGCGGCTGGTCCTGCTGCCCGAAGCGTGCGGCGACATCGACCCGCGGTTGTGGGAGCTGATGACTGACCAGCCATGCCGGGTTCCCGCCGCGGAGATCCGCCCGTGACCCTGAGCACTGGAAACCTGGCCCTCGACTCGGTCCTGCTGCTGGCCGGCCTCGCCCTGGCCGCCGCCGCCAGCATCTGGAGCATCGGGCCCCTGGCCAAGTGGGCGAGTAACGCCCGGGCGTCAAGGCGGCCCGAGTGAAGAGGCCCATGAGCGAGGAGGAACGCCAGGCCCGCAGATGGCGCACCGCGTGGCTGATCGCGGCCGCCATGGTCGGCGTGTCCCTTGCGACTCGGGCGCTCGGGTCCCTCATGCGGTTCGAATCCAGGTACCGGCGATGACCGACGACGGTGTCCTGATCGCCTACGGGGCCTGCATCCGGTGCCAGACCCTGTTCGCGTTCGACCCCGACACCGTCCCGTCCGTCTCGGTCCACGAGTACACCAGCACCTGCCTGCGCCCCGATGGCACGCTGATCGACCGGGACGAGGTCAACACCCACCGCGAGCCGCTGTGCCCGCCCTGCGAGCAGGTATTCCAACGGCCATACCGCCAGCACATCAGCGTCCTGTTCCCGTACGGGCTTATGCCCGAGCTGGTGCAGGGCCGCCCGTCCGGGCCCGCGGCCTGGCTGGCGCCCACAGACCCCACGGAAGGCCCCCCGACCGGGGCGGATGAGACCCCCCGGTCGGGGCGGCGGGGA